GCTACTACCGTTTCACATCTAATATTCTATCATCTCCTACAACGTCTAGTTTCGAGTCTAGAAAGTATTGGTTATACTATGTGTCTGTTGTCCACACACTGCTTACATCTATATTTATAGAGGAGAGTACAGCAACTTCCTCACTCAAGCCTGACCCTTTTCAGAGTCAGCCCCAATTACACTGTTTACGCACTCTATTTGTCAAAGAGTGGTGATGTACTGGAAGAACTCCCAGTTATTTAATCTTACATCACATCAGAAGTGGTACCTCCACCGAGCGCTATTAAGCAAATTCAAAGAAGACCCCGTTATCCAGGTCTTCTTTAGGATACTCCAGCTTAACTGGTCGTAGCCACATCTCCCGAGGATTCAGATTCATCCTCCTCATGAGACGGAATTCTTTCAATATGATTTCGTTTGACATGTCATAGCTAACCTGTTCAGGCTCATCATATTTTGATAATAAATAGGATACTAACTCAAAACTATCTGGATTCCAACAATCAGTCAGATAGAGACAAGCTAGTATTTGTGAAATATACTCGCGCTCTGCCGCGCCATTAAAATGCTTTCGTCTATGTATCAACGATCGCACCGTTTTGGATAAAGGTCGATATCCTACGTATTTCTCCTGACCTTGATAGAACTCTTTCTTTATTATAAATCCCATGAGTTCCATCCCGACAATATTCTGCTGTATCGTCAATTCCTTCAATTCCCAACCTAACAACTTAAGCACATCATCGGCCTGTGCCATAGTAAAATAATACTTTAGGTCTATCGGGTATGAGGAGAGATGATTATCACCGTGTATAGCACATCGATACTCTCGAACCATATCGATTGATGATCCATATTCCATTATTACTCTTGGACTGGGTTTCAGTGTTCCTAATCTTTCCCAGAATACACGTAGTATTCCGATGTAGCAAGCAATCGCATCCATATAGGTCGTTGCAAATGGCCCGTCTTTCCAGCCTGATCTTGTTTTGAACACCCATCCTCCGCATGACGCTGGCATAGATATCAATGCATTTGTCTGGTCATCGATTATCCATTCTAGTACTTCTGCATCATTTGGCGACATTTTTGCTGAGAAATAGCGTTTGATTAATCCCAATATCTGGGGACCGATCCTCCCGCCAAAATCCTTCAGATCTAATGATTCCTTTATCCTTCGCATATCATCCGGATTTATCTTCATAACTTCGGCATGAAATCCCCCCCCGAAAGGAGAAAATTCACCAGTTATTTCAGACTTCTTACAAGCTTCAGCTATTGGTGAGAAAAGTAGAAACTGTAGTATAAACCAAGGCATCTCCGGCGCCATCGCAACTCGGATTGCATTCACTTGTTTCTTACACCTTTTCGGTATCGG